CTTGTATCAAGTAGCGTTTTATACCATTGAGAAATTTGATCGCCCAATCTTTGTAAACCTATATTACTGTCTTTAACATTAGACCAATATCTCTCTAGTTGTTCAAATGATTTTTCGGTTGTTAATAATTCTTTATTTAACTTATCAAAATTTGGTTTATCAAGATTATATCTATAACCTTCAGCAGAAGTTGTTGTGCTAACCTCATCAGAATCATAAAAACTGTAAAACTCATCTGTTGTTAATCTAGTTTTAACTTCTCCATTTGGAAGTGTTACAGGAGGCCCATCAAAATATCTTTCACCTCCAATAAACATAGTTTGATATACTCCATCTGGAGTATCATATAAACCACCCTGTCTTGTATAAACTGTTCCTTTACTAACCTCATCTATTCCTGATGCGTTCATTAATGCGTTTGCTATTGTGGGATTAGAAATATTAAATGGTCTTGACTCATTTGGTTTTAAAATTATATTACCAATCTTTATATCTTCTTTTGTTACGTTTTTATAAGTTTTAAGATCTGGTTTATATGCTTGTCCTCTATTACTTGCAAACGCACTAATAACTCCTTTTGGCCCAGCAAGTGTATACATAGTTTTATAAGGTGCGCCTTCAGGAGTTGCTAAAAATGCTTCTATCTTTGCTTTTTCTTCAGCCTCTTTCTGTTTTTGTTCTGTTAATAATTTTCTTTGAGCAATTCTGTCAGAGAAAATTTTAGCAGCACCTACATTGCCTGATTTATTTGCATTAATCATTCGCATCGTATCAGCAAATTGTTGCAACTTCATACTTTGGTCTGCTCTTTTTCTTTGCTGTTGTTCTTCATTAATCTTGTTTTGATTGTTTTGATTAATAGCTTGTTGAACTTGAGCTTGATCGATGTTGAACAAACTTGGAGTGCTGTCGTATGTTATAGGCATAGACGCTGTACCTGGAACTGTAGATTGAAATAAGTTTGGGATATTATTTATTGCCATTTTTTATGTGCTATTTTTTGGGAAAAACCCGCTAACAGTATCGTATATATCTGCTGCATCGCCAATTCTACCAAGCATACCTTGTTTATTGGATGTAGATTGAGTTTCACCTGGAGTCATACCAAAGACAGCTCCTTGCAATAAACCAAGTTGTTGAGGGCCATAACCTAATGCTCGTAAGAACTCGTTGTAACCAGCATCCATTCCTGCTTGTTGCAGACCTTGTTGCTGAGTTCCAATACCAGATAGTAAACCAAGGTTTCTGTATTGATCGCCTAGTAATCCTGATTGTATGCCACTTCTAAAGTTTCTGTCTTGCATGGCTGCGTTAAGAGAATTGTTATAACCAGACTGTCTAAGATTGCTTGATGTTCTAGCTGCTGCATCGGCAAAGTTTCTGTTGGTTTCAGCTTCTAATAAACCAGAACGAGATCCACCAAAAGCACCAGCACCGATTGCTCGGTCTTGATCGCTTTGTAATCTTATTTGTCTTGCTCTATCTAAATCATTTAATGATTGGTCAATAACTTGTGTGTTGTAAGGATTTTGAAATGATTGAATGTTTAAGGGTTGTGTACCCATGTCAGATAATAACCCTCTTGGGTTATAAGACATAGAATCTTGAAACGAACTTCTTGTTGAATCAAATGTTTGTAGTTGATCTGGATTAAATCCTGCTACTCTTGCACCCATATAAGGTACAAAAGGCTGACCAGCTATGCCCTTGGCTCTATTATATAAATCATCGTATCTAACCTGTGTTGCTGGATCAATGGTATTTTGTACTGTTTGTTTATCGCCACCACCTTTGGTTGCGCCATATAAACTTACTGCTGCTGGTATAATTGTTTCTAAACCCATAATTATAATTCCTTCTTGACCATATATTCTTGTTTAAAGCCAAGATGTTGTAGTTTTCTTAGCCAACCCTTACGACCACCGCCTGTAAGGTACTTGCACTCATGTTCTTTTGCAAATAGCTCTATGCTTTTAAGCATTTCTTCTAGCTCGTTGTAGTCTCCGCCACATAGAAATAAGTTTAAAACTCTATATTTAGGAAATTCACCAAAGCTAGATACATAAAAAGCATCTTTACCAGACCAAATGTGAAAAAGTCCTTGTCTGATTTTTTCTTTAATATCACTTAGATTATACCTATCTTGATACTTTAATGCACTAATAATGTGTGGCTCAAGCCTATCAAACTCTACTTCCCAGGTTTCTAGTTCCTTTTTAATTGGCGTAACTTTATTAATCGCCTTTTCCATACTCAACAATACTTGCAACTGCATATATTCTATTTGCATCGGCTGCTGTTATTTTTAATATTTCACCAGCAGTTAAAATTAAACTTCTATTTAATAGCTCATGCGTTGTATCTGCTGCCATAACAAAACCATCATACAAAGAAAACACATTAGATGATGTATCTGTAAGGGTAAGATTTATGGTTGTTTGCGAGGCATTATTGTTACAAGCAATAATTGATTCAATAACAGCAAAGTCAAAATCACCGCCTGTGGGTGCTGTGTAAAATGTGGTTACACCTGTGCTTGTTAAATAAACTTTAGAGTTAGTTGCTCTTTGTATGTATTGATCTTTAGAGGCTAGGTGCATTATCTTCTACCTCTATTGCGTACATCTAATCTAATCTTACCTACTTGAAAATCTTGTGTGGTACTGCCTGTAACTGTCAACGAGACTTGTCGTGCAGTAAACCTAGCATCGGTGTAGCCATCACTTTCAAAAATAAATGATCCAAAGTCCGTTTCAGGGCCTAGTGGAGTAAATTTACCTTTGAAACTAAGGGTGACACCTGGAAGTGTATTAGCCTCTTCGTCTGGAAGTATTTGATTGCATTGAACATAATTATCACCATTGCCTATTTCAATAGGCCCAGAGGTTGCAAACGGAACAGAAGAGCCTAAGTTTGGTGAGTTGCCTAATAGTGTTGATTCGTGTTGATAAATAAAACCAGCGTTATCTGCTGAAGTTGGAAAATCAAACACACCTTGGTCAACCCAACATCCTCTGTCTAGTTCACCAATAGACCAAACATTTTCACCATAGTTCCAAATCACATATTTGTTCGGTGCGTATTGTGTATCACCGCTTGGAAATCCCCACCAAATCTCGTTGAAGTTAGAGTTGTGTCCACCCCAACAAGCCTTTCTGCCTGGAACATTTAATTGATCGTAAACGTAATCATGCACTTCGCATGGTATTTCTCTAACATTACCATCGTAAACAAAGAAAGAGTTTTCACCCATCCATGATAAGAAATTACCAGTTGTAACAATAGACCTTCTACTAACTGTTTTACAGTTAGTTCCAGCATCAGCAATACCATAAACAAAAGGTGAACCAGCATAAAACATTCTGCTAATACCAGTATCACTAAAAATGATAATGTCATTACCATGTGATGCTGCCATCATAGCTCTACCACCTGTAGGGATTTGTAAATCACCTGCGGTGTTAGTAGCTTTAGATGTCCAGTTGGTATTATCTTCTCTGTCTGACCATGAGATTTTTCTTGGATCTCCGCCTGAACCAATAGCAACCAAATGTCTTTCATTGGTTATGATAATCGCTTGACACCCTGTGGGTGCGTTGGTCACAACTGTTCCGATGGTATCGGCTGTACCGCTTGAGTTTGGTCGCCATTTATAAATCTTTCCATCACCAGAGAAACAAAAGATTAAATGTTCACCCCAGTTGTCAAAAGAAAAATGACCTGTATCTAAAGGTAAACCTGATTGTGAACGAGCATCACCATAATCTTCTACGTTGTAATGATATGCACCATAACCAAGGGGATCTTGACTTGTATCATTAACAAAACCAGACGGAGTAATGTCAGTCCAGGTGTTGTTGTATAAAACATAAACTTTTTGTCTTGTTCCAACCGCTAGTATGGGTTGGCCCAAGTTATCGTTGTAAGCGTACATCCCAATGGGTGCGCCTGTTAATGCTGTTGCTCTAAGTTTTGTCCAGCCACCAATAGGTTTGAGGTAGCCATTTTCAAAGCGAACTAAATTCCCGTCAACCCAACGACCTTTGTTGGCATAATCAGTTCCGTTTTTGACTATACCTGCGGGTGGAGTAATTGGTAATAATGCCATTCACTTATCTTTTAATATTAAAATTTAAAGCCAATAAATGTATTAAATTACCAACTTTAGAAATAAACAAATCATCTTTTGTTGATGGTGTAAAGTTAGCAACAATACTTGCTAGGCAAACTATAAATGTTGTTGTGTTAATAATGTCTACAATGTATTCCATATTATCCTACCAGTTGTTTAGTTTCGCTTGTTGGATTAATTTGATCTGCAATGTTTGCATGAAGGCTATCTTTTAAAGATTGTACTTTTTCTTCACCCATCGCACTTTCAACCCAGCCTTGTACCTCTGCTGAAGTTACGCTGTCAAAGTCTATAAAGCCTGACAGGTCTGATGTGTCTAATACTTGAGTACTATCAACATCTGCTATATAAGGATTGCCCTCTGCATCTACTTGAGTATCAATAGCGTTTAGTCGCCAATGCACGTTATAAATAACGTCAGTGTAGTCTCCGTCAGTAGGGTATACATCTACTGTGTTTACATTCCAGCTATATGATATTGCCATGTTATGCGTTCTCCAGTGTTTCTATTCTAGCTTCTAGTTCTTGTATTGTTTTTACTGCGTGAGCAAGTATTCCATAATAATCTACTCCCCTTATAGTTTCGTTTCCTTCTTCATCTTCCTCACCACCATTTACTAAAGATGATTTTACTGTTTCTACTTCTTGGGCAATAAAACCTGCTTTATGTACAGGACTTCCTATTAGATTAAATGAAACAGGATTTAGAGATTTAATAAGAGCTGTTGAGCCATCAGGTATATCTACAATATTTTCTTTTAATCTTCTGTCCGAACTTACTGAGCCTGTAGCTGTAAGATTACCATTGTAATAAAAAGTAAATTGCGGAGATGAATTTGATATTGTTCCCTCACTCTCACCAAGAGCTAGTTTCATAAACATTGCACTACTACTTCCTGCGGAAGCAGACCTCATGCTTGTTTTTAAATTATTTGTACCATTTCTTCCAAAAGCTATACCAGTATCAGAACTATTTTGTGTTTCAACAAAAAATTGAACACTGTCCCCACTGCCTGAGGGTTTAACTATAGTCTTACCAGCAGTATCAATCCTTATTTTTTCAGAGTCATTTACACCAAATGTTAAAGGTAAAGAGTCTAAAGTTGATAATCGTCCATAAGAGCCATTAGTAAACATAAATAATTGCTGTGTACCTCCTGTACCAATATTTACTGTAGCTGAGCTAGTACCATTAACGGATAAAACTGTTCTGTCTGATGCAGTGCCAAATGCACTTGCGGTTCCAACTCCAACATTTCCAGAGCTATCAATAGTTGCTCTTAAAACTCCTTCTCTTGTTGCTGCTGAACCTGTAAAAAATCTAAGTGCTGTAGCAGGATTTTGTTCCCCAAAGCCACCGCCAATATTTACTAGGTTTGTATCAGCAGCAGCAGAGTTGCCACCTATAAGAGTGAAGCCTTCTGTTTCTGTACCTGAATCATGTTGCTGTGCTGTTATTGCAGTGTATTTTGCAGCATCATCTGTTGTTATACCCAGTTGTATATTACCGCCAGTTGTAGTATTACCTGCTATAGAAGATTGAATTCCCCCAGAAACTAAAGTACCAGTAACAGTTGCACCAG